TAAATAGGAGTTATTATGAAAATGACATGCCCACATTGTAAGAAACCGTATGAGGTGAGCGTAACAATAAAACCACCAACTAAAGAGGAGTTGATCGAGTTTGAAATATTTAGAGATAATTACAAAGGTAAAAAGCGTGGCTTGATTACCGAAATGAACAACTTTGTAAAAAAACATACTGACTGGCGAGAAGTTCTTATGACACTCAACAGACTGTACATAGACTTTGGTACGGAATCAAAATACATTCCACATTTCCAGACCTTTATTAATCAAAGGCAATGGGAAATGTTTGACATTAAATCACAAAGAAAGACTAAGCCATATGTAAAAGAATTTAACTGGAGGAAAGACAATGAATAGATTTGCAATTAAAAAATTAAACAGACATACAAGAGCAGGTTTAAACGGTAAGCGTATTGTTTGTAAATGTAATGCACCAATACGGGTTTTTCATTTTTCTTGGACTGCTATTAGATGTGTTGATTGTGGTCAAGATATACAAAAAGAAGATTGGACAATTGGTTTAACAGAAAAACAAAAGTATATTAATGTTTGGGAGGGCCGTACTGGATTTAAAAAAAGAGTCAAAAGAATTAATACAAGCCTAGTTGATGTAATGGACATTGACATTAATACAAGTGACTACCCATTATTAGTTGATGAAGAACTAGAAGAACTTAATGATGATGGTGAGTATTTATATGGCCAAATTGAAAACCACTTATATTAGGAGTTTTTATGTCAATACAATATTTTGGAACCAAGATGCAAATGCATCAACAAAGAGTTGAACATATGAAAGAAGTATCAATCAAACCTAGAGGAGTTAGTATGAGATATATAAAAAGATTTCTAATTTATGCATCATTTTTATCAACAATAGTATCAGCCAGTTGTTTGATCTATATAGTTCAATGGCTAGAGGCACTCAGAAAAGGATGGTTGGTATGATGTTTAATTCTTTAGATTCAGAAAAGGCAGTCATCGGTGGATTATTAATTGAGCCATGTTTTGACAGGGTGGTGTCAACTCGATTAACAAATGAAGATTTTAGTAACAATAGACTAGGGTACATTTTTACATCGATGTTAGAAATGTTTAGGAAAAAAAAACCAATAGATATTGTTACAGTTCGAGATTACATTGATAAAGATAAATTAAATAAAAATTTATCATTTCCTGTTACCTTTGAAGACTTAGCTTTAATAGCTGAAAATTCTTCTGGTGTAGAAAATATTGAAACATACTCTAAACATATTAGAGAATGCCGCATTAAGAACGCAATAGAAGATCTTAAAAAAGATATTGAATACGACAACTATCAAGATACTGTATCGCAAATACAGAATTATGAATTAGAGTTGGAAGATAAAGATGAAAGCCATGTTAAGGCAATAGTCGGTAAGACAGTTGATTACATGCAAAGTTTAACAACAGGTGGTGTTGGATTACCTAGTGGTTTTAAATCTTTAGATGCGTTAATAACTGGGTTTCGTCCAGAAACATTAACAGTACTAGCTGGAAGACCTAGTATGGGCAAATCAACATTAGCACTTAACATAGCTGACGCAGTATCCAGGACCAACAATGTTTTGTTTTACTCACTTGAGATGAGCCAGATACAATTAATGCTTAAAATAGCATCATCACATTCTAATATTCATTTGTCGAAAATTACTAATAACAATATGTCTGATAGTGAGTCCGAGGTTTTTTATAAAGCAATGGCTAAAGTAGGGAACCAGAATATGACTATTGTTGATAAGTTTGGAATGTCAATACATGACATTACATCTAAGTCTAGACAGATTAATAGTGAAAACAAGCTAGACATGATAGTCATTGACTACTTACAAATCATTAAATACGACAAAGGACGAGAGATCTCTGAGTTAGGTAATATAACAAGAGAACTTAAATACCTTTCTAAGGAACTAGGAATACCTGTAATACTTCTTTCACAATTAAATAGAGCAGTTGAGCAGCGAGAGAACAAAAGGCCTTTTATGAGTGATTTAAGATCGTCTGGGGAGATTGAGCAAGATGCAGATTGTATTATTATGGTTTACAGGGATGAGTACTACTATCCAGAAGAGTCTGATGACAAAGGTTTAGCAGAACTAATAGTTACTAAAAACAGAATGGGTGAGTTGGGTTTTGTTAAGACTCAATTCTTAGGTCAATACTCTAAGTTTCAAGATGAGGAGGTAAATATATATGACAAATAAAATTAAACATGTGACACAAGAAAGATTAAAAGAATTATTTAAACTTACAGACAAAGGATTGGTCTGGAAAGTTAATCGATCAGGGGTAACAATTGGAAAAGGCTCTATTGTTCATAAATCAACTGGATATAAATTACTTAAAGTTGATTATCGTCAATACAGAGAGCATAGGTTAGTATGGTTGTATGTTTATGGAACTCTACCTAAGACATTAGATCATATAGATGGAAATAAAGAAAACAATAATATTAAAAATCTTCGTGAAGCCACTATATCTGAGAATATGCAAAACATGAAAATATCTTCTGCAAATACATCTGGTGTTAAGGGTGTTACTTGGAATAAGAAAAGACAAAAATGGAGAGCCAGAGTAAGACTAAATAAAAAAGAATATGCCGCAGGTTTTTACAAGAATCTTGAAGAAGCTCAAATAGCTGTATGTAAACTGAGAGAAAAATTACATGGGGAGTTTACAAATAATGGATAAGAATTCACTATATTATATTAATGAGCCTACCTGTATTAGTTTTTCTGGAGGACGAACTTCTGCATATATGCTACATAAGATATTAGAGGCACATGATGGTGATCTTCCAGAGTTTGCCAAGATTACTTTTGCTAATACAGGCAAAGAAATGCCTCAGACTTTAGACTTTGTTAGAGATGTAGGTGTTAACTGGGGTGTTGATATTGTCTGGCTTGAAAGATATGCTAGAAAATCCAGGGATGATGAAAAAAACAAGTATGCCTATGACACTAAAGTTGTTACTTATGAAACTGCTAGTCGTAACGGGGAGCCTTTTGCAGCACTTATTAAAGTTAAAAGATATGCACCAAATCCTGTTGCTAGATTCTGTACTGCTGATTTAAAGATTAGGGCTATTAAGGAATACCTAGTTGATCAATGTGGTTTTGAAACACCTTATACTTCTTTCATTGGCATCAGAGGTGATGAAGTAAGAAGGGCTGTAAAAATGAATGGCACTATAGAAAGTGGTCAAGAAAGATATTTACCTTTGTATCTAGAGGGTGTTACTGCTAAAGATGTGGGTAAATTTTGGGATCAGAATAATTTTGATCTAGAATTACCAAACAATAATGGAGTTACAGATTGGGGTAATTGTGACTTGTGTTTTTTAAAAGGGCATAAAAAGAAGCAAAGTATAATACGGGCTAGACCAGAACTTGCTGATTGGTGGATTCAGCAAGAAGAATCTTTATCTAAGGAAGTTGGTAAGGCTGCATTCTTTAGATCTGATCAACCAAGCTATAAAGTAATGCAAACTATAGCTTTAGAGCAAACTAGTATCTTTGATGATATTTTTGATGACGAAACCATACCTTGTTTTTGTGGAGATTAATGATGAAATTTAGCTTAAAATTTATATTTATATTGTTTATAATTGGGTTATTGACTGCATGTAATACGACACAAGAACAACTACAATGTCATCCTATAGAAGTCAATGAGTGTATTGGTTGGTTGGGCGATAAGCCTATCATGTTAGAATAACAGTTATAAGAAATTAGGGTACTCCAATGTTTATATGCCCGAGGGCATGGTATTACATATTAAGTGCTTACAACTTAGGTTTTTTCCTCCATAATTTTTACCTAAGTCTTAATCAGTACCCTAATCTGTTATAACAAGGGGAGAGAAGTATGGAAAAGGTAATGGAAGTAGTAAACACAATCCTAAAAAATAGATCCTTAACAATTTTCTTAGGTGTGTGTGTCGTAGCTTTATTCTTTGGATGGGTTGGTGGATAACATAAACGACAATATTAAGAACCCCTCACACTATACTCAAGGCAAGATAGAGGCTAAGACATTTATAGTTGACCAAGATATGACTTGGGCAGTTGGTAACGCAGTCAAGTATCTTGTTAGATATAGATGGAAACATAAAGGTGAGGGGCAAATTCATGATTTACGGAAGAGCATAGAAAACATTCAAATAGAAATTGATAAACTATTGGCTCTAGATAGAGATGGCAAGGTATAGTACAAAAGCGAAACGATATCAAATATTAGATGAAATAACTGATAATACAAAAGATGCTTTAGAATTAGCAAGAGAAGAAGACACTCCCAGAGATGTCGAAATTAGACTCTTACTGGCTTTAGTTGTAAGAGATCTAGATGTCCTAAGAGGCGAAGAGTATGGGGAAAAAATATAAGAGGATAGCGTTAAAGTTTAACATTAATCCAGTTCCTGCAGCTAGACCAAGAGTTTCAAGATGGTCTACATACTACCCAAAGAAGTACACTCAATTTAAGAAAGACATGTTAGCACTAACAAGTGAGTTGGATGTTACTCCTATTGAAAACTTGGTTGCTATGGGTATGGTGTTTAATGTGAAGATGCCTACTGCCTGGACCAAGAAGAAAAAACTAGAACAAAACGGTCAGTATTGCGATAACAATGTAGACCTAGACAACTATCAGAAAGCTATATTAGACTCTCTGAATGGTGTCTTATACTTAGATGATCGCCAAGTTGTTAAGATAATGACTGTCAAGAGATGGAGTGATACTCCAAATATTAAAATAGAAATGATACCTACAGGAGAAGAATGGAAACACTTACCAGAGATGAACTAATAGTAGAACTTGCGAAAGATTATGGCATTAGAGCAAAAGTATTGGGCCTTAAATTTGAAGAGGCTTATGCCAAGTATGTTAAGAGATGTAGTTTAAGAACATATGAAAATCTATTAGAACAATTTACTATTGGTAATTTATCGGATCCTGTAAAAATTAAACCCAAACTAAGAAGTAATGAATACATTGTATCAGCACCAGCAGATGATGATTGTGAAGATGGTGTTTGTAAGTTATAGCTTAACTTAGCTAATGTATAATAAGTGTATTACAATTTATAGGAAATCAAGATGGCAAAAGGAAATGTGATACACCAAATAAATATAAAAGTTAACTCTAAAGATTTGGCTTTAATCGATGCTAAAGCAGATAGGCTTGGTATATCTAGATCAGCCATGATTAAGATCTTTGCTATTAATGGTGAACTGACTGTCCAGATGGCCCAACAACTACAAAAACCAGTTAGTTAAAGGCCCTTAAACATACCTTGGCTCATTAATGTTCCAAGGTTTATCTGATAGGGTTTACCTTTGCCTTCTCTTGTACCCCCCTGTTCATATGCAAACTTTCCTAAGTTGTTTAAAACCCCATTAGGATCTTTCATATTTGCATAATCATGAGTCCAATCATATGTGTCAGTAAGAACATATTCACCAATATCATTTTGTACAACATTAAATGATCCAAGTGTATTTCTAAGTTGTCCATAAGGTGTAGTTACATGATCCATTCCACCAACAAAATTGCCGCCATATTTATTAACCATACTTTGGTCTTTTTTTAAGTCTATTTGTCCAGAACCCTCGTTAGCAACAATTTGCCCAAGTAAATCTAATGTACTGGATGAAAAATCATCAGCACTTATAGATGTTCCACGAGTCATAATATTGTCAATGTATTTTCTGGGTGCTAATAACATACCCTCTAGTTTATCTACAGGATGATTGTCATATAATTTTCTAATAAAATCGTGCATTATAAACTTATTCTTTTAGTTGGTTTTAAATCAACATATTCTTCTTTTTTAATTGGATCGTATTCTTTAGTCTTTGGATTGTAAATAAGACTTGGCTCCTTAACCCACCCAGGCTTAGTTCCATATAACTTCATAGCTTCATCATAGCCCTTCTTAGTTTGCCAATGCTTGTCTTTCTCATTAACACTCCAGTTACCCCCTTCATCTTGTTGATAACCCTTCTTATCTTGTTTTTCTGGGGCCTTGTAACCTTTTAAACCCCTACCTTCATTAGCAAGATCTTTAGCTACATCTTTACTAACTTCTTCTTTATGGTCTTCATCTTTCATAATAGAGCCATCTGGCATTTTGTGAGAGCCTTTAGGTATCTGTTTTTCTCTATTACTATCTGGATCAAGCATACCTTTTTCTTTATTACCTAATCCTTTTAACATCTTTTGAATTTCTTTTTTTATTAATTCTCCAATCTCAGCAGCCTCATGAACCTCATCATCAGTCATTTCTCTTTTTTCTTTGGGGCCTTCCATACTTTTGGGGATAGCTTCTAGAGCTAACATTCTTTCAGAGATTGGTATAGGTGTACCATCAACAGTAAATTCTTGTTCGTCAACCCACTCTATCTCAGAGTCTGGCATTTTTTTTGTTAGCATTCCAGATAACAATCTTTTAATTTTTGGATCTAATTTTGCCATAGTATTTCCTTTAATTTACTGCAAAAGACTCATCTTCTTTTGTAAGAGGCTGTTTCATTAAGTCAGCTATGTAAGCCCTGTCTAATCGAAGTTGTTTAATCATTTCTCCATTAGTAGATTGTTTGATTGCTTTGTCAATGTTTGATATTGTTAATCCTAAAGCTTTTTTTGCACTTATAGACATAACACCTCTTGTTACATAGTAAGCCGTACCACCAAATATAGCAGAAGCGGCAATTGGTTTTCCAATCAATTGAGCTGCAGCAAACGAACCCATACCACCACCTACAGCTATTAATCTGTTTATCAATAATTGAGTATCTACTAAAGGATTTAAGTTTTGTATGATTCTTGAAAATCGATTCGCACCTTCATTAACTGCTTTAATATCTAATATATTTTGTGCATTCCAAAGTTTATGTTGTTCTGATAAACTCTTTTTTACATCTACACCACTAGATACAACTCTAGCTTGTATTAAATCGTTAATTGCGTTTCTTACAGCATTTAAAGATTCATTATTTGCATTAATTACTTTTGGATCAAATGCTTTTCCTGCAACTTGTTCATTTAAGACATTATCAAACGCCTGTCTTGCTCTTAACAATCCAGCAGGAGTATTTGGAAATTTAGCTATAGTTTCCATAGCTACTTTAAGATTGCCTTCTACTAATTTAGCAGTTGCTTCATCAGCTTGTAAATATATTTTATCTTTTAAAGTGGCTTGTACCATTTTTGTCAACTCAGCAACAGTATTTTCTGGAAAATTCCATCTAACATTTGTCATTTCTAACATGTTGTAAAGAGTTTCAGCTTTACCTTTATTATGATCTCTAACAATATTAGCAGTATTAGCTATAGTGTCTTTAGCTTTAATGTCAGCTATGTTAGATACTAATTTGTTTCTGTCTAATTCAAATTGATTTTCATTAACTTTAGTTAAACCAAATACACCAGATTCTCCTTTAGGCAAAATTTGACCTTTACGATCTATGTTTACAATATCTTTTATTCTTTCTTCAGTTCTTTCTGGTGCTAATAAAGATGCCACTCTTTTGTCTACAGATTGTGTTAGTTGCTTACCTGCCGCTTCGTCTACCTTACCAACTAATATGCCCCCAACTTTAGTATTAGCTGGTTTTGAATTTTTCTTTGTTTTGATTGGAGTAAACAATAAAGCAGTATTAACAACGGCCTCAACAGTTCTAGCATTTTCTGGATTAGCCAGTTTATATTCTCCCCAAGCCTCAACTCCCTTATTAAGTGCAGCCATAGCTTCTTGACCGCCTTCAGTATTTATAAGAAAATCAAAAGATTTTTTTATAGTGTTTTTAACAGGATCTTCGATGGCATCTGGCACTAACAAACTTACACCTTTAAATGCTAAACTTGCAGTTTCAGATAGCACATCAAAAGCAGAACCAACAACAGTTTTACCTAAAACATCTACATTGGCTTGTAATACATTTATCTTTCCAGAATCGTAGTCAGAAATAATTTGTCTTAGTTCTTCTTGTCTTTGTGCGAGAGATGCAGCAACTCCGTTAACATATTCTGGTATTGCTTCTGATCCTGGGTCAACACCGTAATTAATTGGAGTAGAGCCAAAACCCTCTTCAAAATTATTGTTTTCTATGGGTTTGGAGCCAAAACCATCTGCTAATATAGGTTTTTCTTTTGTGTCTTGTAAATATTGTTCATCTAATCCAAGACCCTGTAAAGCATCTCTAGCTATACCTTTATAATCAAATAAAGGGTTAAATGTAATTGTCATTAGTTGTTTCCTTCAAATTGATCAAAAAATCCTTTATTATTTAAAATTTCTTTTACTTCACCTATAGTCAATAAATCATTTTCATTATTGTAATATTGACCACCCCAAGTAAAGAAACCAGTATCTGCACCATTAAAGGTTAAATGTTCTGCATCTTTTGGTCTTACATAATTAATTTTAACCATGTCTGGTGCTACAATAGGTTTTAAAGTTCTTTTTGATGAAGTTTGAAATTGATCTAACGCACCGCTTTCTAATTGGTTGTTATATTTTTCAATAATTTCTCTTGAAATATCTTGTCTAAGTTTAGTTATTCTTTGTAAAGCACCTCTGTCCATAGTCCTATTACCTGTCATAACTGATAACAAAAACTCTCTTTCTGCTGGTGTATCTAATCCTCTAGCACCAATTCCTAATTGTTTAATTAATGGAAATACATCACTACCTAACAAGGCTTCTAAGTATTGTTCTTTGCTTACTTCTTCCCATTCACTAGGCTCAAACCCTAAAGATGATTTAATTAAATTCCAACCTCTGTTTATAGTTGTAGAAACTTCAGCACCAAGACCAGTTGTGACAACAAAATTACCGCTATCATCTTGCTCGTTTAAAGTGTTAAGAATTTTATTAGTCTTTTTAATACTTGATAAAGCTAAATCAACACTATTAACTAAATCATTATCTTGTTTAGTTAATATAGGTGCTATGGCTTTAGTATATTCGTCACCAAAATTATCAATTTGTATACTAGTTACATTTGGCCCGAATATTCCAGAATCTACTAATGCCTTTCTTTGCTCTACACTAGACTCATTCCAAATTCGTATTCTTTGCTCTAAAACACTTTCAGTATCAATCTTTTCTACACCAGGAAATACTCTTGTTCCATCATCATTATAATAATGATAGCCATCAGCAGCTTTTGTAAATGTTCGTTTTGCAGCTTCTTCTGGCTTATATGTAGGAGTAGAGGCAATAACCTCTCCAAGAGATCCATCTGCATTTAAAACATATGTGTTAGTAATAGGATCACCTTGTGTGTTAGTTGTTTTAATTTCTTTATATTCAACTTTAACAGCAGGTTGATCTTTTGTGACATTTGTAAATACTTGTTCTCCAGTATCAACATATCTTTTAATTCCATTTACATCTTCTTTTATTGTTCTTTCTGGAGTAGAAGATATAATTTCATTAGCCATAGACATAGCTGTGTTAGCTTCTTCATAAAGTTCAGCACCATTTAACAATCTAGCTAAATTTTTAAAATCTTCAGCCGTTTCAGGCATAGGAACCTTTTTTTGTATTTCTTGAAGTTTTTGCATTCTAGCCATTCTAGGGTCAACTGGCTCTGTTTCACCTGTTAACATTCTTCCTAGAGAAGCATAAGCCTCACTTCTTTGATCACCAATACCACCAGCACGATACATCATTCCAGCACCTTTTGTACTAGCTAAATTGACAGCATTGTTTATATTTGACTGTTGTTGTGCCGCTTGTTCATCTGCCATTAATTGTTGCAGACCAAACATATCGTTACTGTATGCCATAGTTATTCCTTTATCCTATTAGATTTCCTAAAAATTTACCAGCTACTCCACCAATTCCTGGTGCAACTGTGTTTCCTACTGCACCAAATATACTTCCCCAAAAATCACTTTTACCTTTTGCTTGTTGTTGATCAGCATAAGCTAATTGATCAT